CGCAGACACAGCAACCCGCCCAGCCGCCGGCCGATGATCCGTGGGGCGCGCCGGCGTCCGACCAGTCATCATTCGGAGACTTCGGCAAACCCGATCCGGAACCGGAATTCTAAGGAGCAGCAATGAAAGCCAGCGAACAACAGGCGCTCATCCCGCAGGAAGCCACGCCAGACACACTCATCGACCTCATCGGCAAGACCCAGCAGGTCACCAAAGCCGCGGCCGTCGTGCTCAAGGCATGCCGCACCGTCATGGACACCAAAAACAAGCAGGAGCACATCGACAAGTGGGGCGGCATCCACGCCATCACCGAAGCCGTGTACGACTGCGCGGACCTCGCTCAGCGCATCCTCGACGCCGGCCTGGCCATGGAGAACATGTGCGCGAAGCCGGCCACGTCACGGCAGATGATCCTCATCGACGATCTGCGCCGCAGTCTCGACATGGACGATGGCGACGTGGAGGCGACCGTCGATCCGGACACCGGCGAGATCGACTGAACCACAGGAAGGAGAAGAAGAGATGTGGTTCATCATCGACGACCAGATGGCCGACGACAGGCGCATCCGCCGCCTGCCTCTCGCCACCGTGGGACTGTGGGTCAAGCTGTGCGTCATCCACTCCAAAGGCGTCTCGATGCAGGCCAAGGACCCGGCCGCGTATCCAGGATACTTCGACAAGCTCGATCTCAAGGACGCCGGCGGCACCATGAAGCAGCTGCAGCAGCTCATCGACTCCGGGCTTATGGAAGAGCACGATGGCGGATGGCGTCCCGTCTACGCGGAAGGCATCTGCAGGGAGCCGAAGATGCTCACCGAGGAACAGCGCGAGGCGCGGCGCAAGGCCGGAAGCAAGGGAGGACGCCGCAAGGCGGCCAACCAGAAAGCCAAGCAGACGTCTGGCGACTTGCCAGAAAACAGCCAAGCAAACGGAGAGCAAAACGGTAGCGAGATGGGTAGCAAAACGTCTAGCAAGTTGCTAGAGGACAGCCAAGCAAAAACATGGCATAAAACCGATACCGATACCGATATACCCTCTCCGACCCCTCCCGCCGGCAAACCGAAGCAACCCGCCACGCCGGAATCCGGTTTCGACCATTTCGCCGAAGCCTATCCCGGATCCGTCGGCGCGAAAGGCCGCAAGACCGAAGCCGAAGCCAGAGCCCTGTACGCGGCCATCGCCGGAAACCCCGTCGAACTCACCCGCCTCCAAACCGCGCTCCGCCGCTACAAGCACGCCGTCAACGACGGTCAAATCCGCAGCGGCCACATCCCACGGCTCAACACATGGCTCCGCGACCAGTGGAAGACCTGGGCGCCCGAACCAGTCCCGCCAACACCACGCCACAAGCACACCTGGAACTGCGAACACGTCCACCAGCTCATGGATCCACACGAGGACGAATACGACCACACCGGAAGCCTCAGGGAAGGCAACCCAAGCGAATGGTGGAAGGCATGCCAAGCGTGCGCAGACGAACTCAACAACCAAGAAACCAGCAAGGAGAAGCAATGAGCAACTACCAAAGCAACGAAATCAAGCTCATCAACACGAGCCTGATCGACCCCCACCCCGACAATCCACGCAAAAACATCGGCGACGTGACCGACCTCGCCGCCAGCATCAGAGCCAACGGACTCCTCACGCCCCTCAGCGTCGTGTCCAACGGCGAGCGCTACATGGTCATCGCCGGTCATCGTCGCCTTGCGGCGTGCAAGCAGGCCGGAACCGGAGCCGTCCCATGCTTCGTGCTTGACCTCGACCCGTTGCAGCAGTTGGAGGCCATGGTCACCGAGAACTGCCAGCGCGAACAGCTCACCGTGTTGGAGGAGGCTGACGCCATCCAGGGCATGCTCGACCTCGGAGCCACCACCGCCAACGTCGCCCACCGGCTCGGCCGAAGCGGCGACTACGTGCGTGACCGCGCCAAGGCCGCCAGCATCGACAACGAGGTCAGAGCGACCCGCGACGATTTCAGCCAGCTCACCATCGGCCAGCTCGTGGCCATAGCGCGATACGACGGCCGTCCGGATCTGCAGAAGCGCCTCGCGCAGGCGGCGGGCACCTCGAACTTCGACTACACCCTCAGCCGCATCGAACGCGACGACCGCGACCGGCAATGGATCGAATCGGTCGCCGCGCTCCTCGGGGAGCCCGACAACGGCATCAACCTCATCCCCGACCCTGAAAAGCCCTACGGCGACCCGGAATGGCGCTACCTCGGCTGCATGTTCCCGTCCGCCGGCACCCCCGAAGAAGCCATCGAGAAGATCCGCGAACAGAACCCCGCAGCCGTATCCATTCACACGCAGCAGGTCTACCTCTGGACCCGCCGCGACAAGACCGCCGACGCCGAGAAGGAAGCCCGACGAGCCGCCGAACAGGCCGAACGCGACGCCCGCAGGCACGCGCTCGAGGAATACGCCGCCACATCCGCCGACAAGCGCATGGCATGGCTCCACGCCAACCTCCACGGCATCAAACGCGCCCAGCTCATCGAAACAGCGGCAAAGCTCGGACTCCTGCAGATCATCGACCCCTTCCCAGGCGGTCTCGTCGACGCCCTCACCAACTGGAACGAACACAGCGGCAGCCGCGAGGAATACGAGAAGATCAGCGGCATCACAGCCGAGGACGCCCCCACGGCCGCGCGCATCAGCCTGCAGACCGCCGACTGGCCACTGGAAGCCGTGACCATCCTCGCCGCACGCATCGAATGGTTCATCGACCCGACCGACTGGACCACCGTCAACGACACCAGCAGACGCATCCCCGGCTACTACCAGATCCTCCAAGACCTCGGCTACACGCCCACCGACGACGAAACCAGCCACCTCGACCAGCTCATCGCCGCCATCACCGAAGCCGACTCCGACGAAAACGAAGAAGACGAGGAGAACAACCAATGACCAGGAAACAACTCGAAAGACTCACCCAACTCCTCACCGACACCGCCCAGACCGCCAGCACAATCGAACTGCGAGCGCTCGCCGGTGGTGCGGCGGATGACGGCATCGTGGCGATGGCGGCCGGGTTGAGAGCCAATTGCACTTCGTGTTTGGTGTTGGTTGACGGTCTGATGCAGGAGGGGGTGCGTTGTGAGTGAGTTTGCTGATTCGAAGCGTGCCGCCTTGGAGCGGCAGGGTTGGCATTGTCTGCGGTGTGGGACGAACATCCATGACCCGTCATGCTGGCCTGGACGCTCCGGCCATCACCGTCAACTGCGGCGGCCGGCGGATCCGGATGTGAGGCACAGTCCGGCCAACATCGTCGAGCTGTGCGGTTCGGGCACAACCGGCTGCCATGGGTGGGTCCACCAGCATGTGGCCGAGGCGGAGCGACTGGGATTGATCGTGCCGCTCGGCGCGGATCCTCGTGACGTTCCAGTGTTCGACTGGGAAGGCAGGTGGATGCGGCTGAACATGGACGGGACCGCCACACGTCTGACAGGTCTTGAGATCGCCCGGCTTGACATCGATGGGAGAAGAAATGACAGGTATTGAAAAAACATGCTGCTGTGGATGGATGTGGAGACCACGGGGCTCGACCCGGACCATGACAGGATCCTCGAGGTGGAACTGCGTTGCACCGACATGAAAGGCGTGCTGTGCGTCGGCGGTTTCCACCGCGTCATCGGATTGGCGGAACGAAACGTCTCCATCACCGATGAGAACTTCAAGGCATGGCGCATGCACTGCGCCAACGGACTGCTCGAAGACGCATTCGATGCCGGATACACGGAAGCGGCGACGGCGAACGGACTCGAGGAATATGTCGACAGCCTCGCGCAATCGTTCACCCTCCATCCGGCAGGCAGCAACCCGCAGTTCGACCTCGACTTCATCGGCCGACTCTGCCCGAACCTCCCGCTGCACTACCACCGCATCGACATGGCCACCATCCGCGACAGTCTCGAAGCCGCCGGCTGGGATGTGAGGCCGGAAGAGGAGACGCCTGTGGCTAGCGCCCACCGCACCGGCACATGCCTCGACCGTGACATCCGCCAATACGCGCGCATCATCCGCCACCTCTCCGCCCATCCGGTCCGATACGTCGCCACGAAAGCAGCAAGGTGATGGACATCGCAGCAGTGATCCTCCTATGTGCCGCCATCCTGATCGGCTGGATGGCCAACAGGCCATGAACCGTACCAACAATGAAAGGAACCTCGGAATGAAACAGACCATCAACCGCATCTCCAACCGCGTCGGCGACTGGTTCGCCACGCTGTTCGCCCTCACCGCGCTGCTGCTCGTGCCGCACGCCATCATCCGGCCGATCATCGGCTACGGCCTCCACCACTGGATCCCCATCCAATGGCTCGCCCTGCATGTCCTGCTCATCATCCTCACCCTATGCGTCGCGCTCGCCGCCTACATCATTGCGGACCGTACCGCGCCGGAACCGCCGGAAACATACTGAAAGGAGCCATCATGGCAGACCAGGAGACCATTCCGATCGGTCTGGAGACGCAGAACAAGGTGGCCGAGGCCATCTACCTGCGCTGGTATAGCAACGGGGCCCGCCATCCACGTCCATGGAACGAGATGCCCATGGAGGGCAAGGAGCCATGGAGGCGCGTGGCCAAGGACGCCATCAGCACGTTCTTCGCCTCTCCCGAGTTCCAGACGCTGCTCGACGACGTGTACGACGAAGGCTACGACGCGGCCGGAAAGGACGCCCAAGGCGGAAACGAAGGCGAGGAGCCGCGGTGAGCGTCAACGTCCCGCTGCATAAATGGCGGTCGGCCGATCCGGTCATCCTGATCGGC